AAATTTGCCGATCCCAACTTCTCCACCGTAACTTCGTATTATCACACTACTAACTCGTCTTTAGGAACAGCCAAGACTCTGTTCTTCTACCCATTCTGCCTCGATTCCGGTAAGCTTCAGCCTACCGGCAGCCTAAACTTCAGTCGACTTGACTCGGCTCGTATCATCAACGATAACCAAAGTGTTGGTGATGATATTTATGCTGTAAATTACAATGTCCTCCGTATTGAAAATGGTATGGGAGGTCTTTTATATTCTAACTAAATAATAACTATGTTTTGGAAGATTGTTTTCCTCCTCGCCATCGTTTTTGTATTGACGTACGATCCAAAGTCCAGGACACTTGAAAAGTTTGTCGGTCAGCCCACACCACCGACCCAAAAATCATGTGAAAATACGCATTACGAAGCCGTCCAATTTGCTCAGTCGCCATATGAATGTCCTCCCCCAGGGAGAACTACGATGGGTGTAATTACTTAAAAAGAAAAGCATAAAGATAATTATATGATTCCCGTAAATCGCGACACCCTCATGCTAGCTGCAACCATTGTATGTGCCATGGGCATTATCTTCCTCTTCAAAGAGATGAACAAGACTAAAGAGGAGATGAACTCTTTCAAGACGTTTTCGTCCCAGATTGTTAAACATCTCAGTGCACCTGTAGAACAGAAGCCCACCGAGAAACCAGAGCCAGAGCCAGAACCAGAATTAGAGACCGAAGCGCCCCGTGTGAAAGTGGCCCAAAAGGAGGAAAAGTAAGTGAATAAACATATCCTCTTATTATAACTTGCGAATGCGCAATGAAAAAGTACAAAGCGATTGCAATACCGGTTAGCTTTATCGATGGGAAACCAAGGTTTCTCACGGTTAGGGACTACCGATTCAAAGATTGGATTTTTGTCACCGGTGGGTGCAGGCGAAGAGAAATTTTCAACCCCCTTCGATGTGCCCTCAGAGAGTTAGAAGAAGAGACTCGAGGTGTAGTTTCCCTCAAGAATGGTGAATATACTGAGTTCAAATTTACTGTCAAAGAAAGTCCCACAGTGGATCTTGAATACAATGTCTTTATATTCTTCGTGAATTACACAAGATCTGAGCAACATACACAGATCAAAAAGTTTTACGAAGAGAAGCACAAAACAAATCTAAAAAAAATGCTGAAGCAACCAATTAGAAAGACGTATGATGAAAATGATTTCATGAGTTATGATACTCTTGATGAATTTAACACACGTAAGCGATGGAAGCTTATTATAGATAATGTAATCAATAATCCTCAATTTTATGCATGTGTAAGTTCTTTTAATAGAAAAACCTTTTCTATAAAATAATGAAGTCGAAGGCTTACATATTGAGGCAAATATCTGAACTATTAGAAAAAAATAGGGGTCTCTGCGAGGAAGAAATTACCCAGTGGGTCGAAGAAAATGAATCTAAGACTGTATATGAACTTTTAACTATAAAAAAGGAACTTTCTCAAGGAAAAGAATATCAAGACGTTTCTTGTATGAGGTGGTTTAGAGAATAGGATCTTTGTATAGATATGTTTAAGAGTTGGTGTGCAAAACAAAAATTTAACAATGCAACCAATCTATCACATGTGCTCATGGACGGTGGTGTCCTTTCTGTGCCATTTGATAAATTGAATGACTTCCATGAGAAGTATATTGAGGCTGTAAAGTCTGGGGAGAGACTTTACGTTGTCGAACAAAAAAGTGAAGTGTATAACTTTTTTGTGGACATCGACTACAAAGATGACACGGCATTAGAACTGGATGATATCAAGAACATCTGTAAGGTCATATGTGACAAAGTCAAATCACATGGTGGTCGAAAATGTCTCATCTCGGTTTCACCCCCAAAGCAATGTGGAGACCTTGTGAAGACTGGGGTACATCTCAATTGGGAGGGATTTGTGGTAGATCAAGATTCGGCAATCGCTCTAAGAGAACACATTCTCGTGGCACTTTCGAAGATTGAACATAGGATCAGAGATTGGAATGACATCATAGATGTTGCTGTATATGGCAATGCCTCACGAAAAACACGGGGAAGTGGGTTTCGTATGCCATGGTCCTATAAAAAGGCGAAGCATGATGTATGTGACGGTCAGGGTTGCTCTGAATGTGAAAAGGGGAAGGTGGATCAACTCGCATATCTCCCAATCTTCGTGTATCAGCCGGGTCCCCCACTGAGTGCCATTTTACAGATTGGACAGGAACCGACGTTGGAAATTCTCAAAATGGCAATCGTGCGAACCAATGAACCCCAGCTAATTCATGTAGAACCTCCATCAACGAAATTTAAAGAGGGGTCTTTTACGAGCTCGCAGACAAAAGATGAAGTTCGTGACGATGCATTGAGGGGTATGATTGAAGAGTTTGTTCGAAAAAATATGGAGGGGCAGTCAAATGCATATATACCCAAACTTTTCAAGAAGAAGGATACCTATCTCGCCCAAACAACTTCAAAATATTGTGAAAATCTCAAGAGAGAACATGGATCCAATCATGTATGGTTTATCGTGAGCGGACAGGCAATCATTCAAAAGTGTTTTTGTCTTTGTGAAACACTCAGGGGGCGTCGTGATGGGTTTTGTAAAGACTTTTGTGGTAGGAGATATCAATTACCACCCAACATTGTTCAGCGATTGTATCCCGAAAAGGGGGATATCGAAAAGTGTCCAGAAATTAAAACAAGGGTTCCGAAACCAGAGGTAAAGTGTGGTGATGTGAGAAAGCCCCTCGAAGTATTCATCAAGGCGTACATGAATGATTCAAATGACTTACAGATTTTGAACATCACCAAAAAGGGAAAGAACTTCTTAGCATTGTCAAATTCCAAGTACTGTGAGATGATCGGCGGAGTCCATGAGAATTCTGTCATGTCGTACGAAATAAAAAAATGCAGTGAAATCAAGCAATTATGCCCTATTTGTAAAAAAAATACAGCTAGAACACATCGTCTAACTCACAATATTATAAAGATACTTAAACAGTAATTGCTATGGTATTTAAAATGATCACCCGTACTCGCGCTGGTCGTAAGATAAAGAAGCCCGAACTGTTCCAACCCACTGAAAATGACCTTGTAGATGATTATTCCCCCGATGAACATGACACTGATATCGACTCGGAAATCGATACAGAAGAAGAGTGTTATTCTGACGAAAGTGAATCGGAAGATGACAGCGATGCCGATGATGATGGAAATTTAAAAGGTTTCGTTGTAGATGATGAGAGTGAGTCAGAAGATGCTTAAAAAAAACAGAATCTATAATAGAAAATGGAAACTGATATAGGTAATCCTATCGAGTATATTCCCACCATTGAGAAGGAAGAAGAACCTGCACAGGAGGAACAACCATATTATATGGAATATCCTATGCAGCCACCAATGATGCCCCCACCACCTGAAAAAAAATTTGATTTATTTGAAAATGTAGAAAAATCTACATGGATTATAGCCTTCGCAGTCTTCCTTTTAGGCTTTTTCATGGGGAAAACCATGCAACCAGTGATCCTCAGGTACACTTGAGTATGGTACAAATGTACCAATATCTCCGTAGATGGGTCTAATTTCACCAGAAGCATCTAACTTTATCAATTGAGTTGGATATCTTGGATTTATGAACGCATCCTCTGTATCTTCTATAAATCCAGCCGTAGTACTAGCAATAACTTTAGATTCTGTTTTGTTTTTTAATTCAAAAGTCGGGTTAAAAAACAAAATAAAAAAAGCACTTACCAAAATTATCGTAACAATAATCTTGATCATTTGTTTATTATATGATTATATTATTTACGCAGACGAAACCTCGGGTTCGCCCTCTTCTTCTTGGATCTCTCCCATCTTTCCATCAGTCGAAGCCTCGGCATCGCGCTGCTTTTGACGATCCTCCATTTCCTTAGCGACGATGGTGTCAGCCTCCTTGACGAGATCTTCCATGTTCGCATCAGGCTTTTCCTTCTTGAGACGCTCCAAAACATCCGCTGGGTGGGAGATAGGGGGTTCATCAGGCTTGGTGTAAAACTTGGAGTTCTCATCACCAGGGACGTACTGATTCGCACCAGCAATCATACCCGCCTTGCGCTCCTGGAACATGCGAGCGGCCTGAGCCTGGTTCTCTTTGTAACCAGCCATGATTTCCTCGAGTTTCTCGTTGGTGTAATGAACATCCTCAATCTTGGTTGGATCTGGGGGAATTAGGAGCCACTTGTACATATCAACCACGTATATGTCGAAGGTTGGGTCCTCCTTCTGAAGACGCTTGGCGTGGTTAGCAGCCTCGTCACGAGTAGCAAACGCACCACGAATCTTGATACCAAATTTATCATTCTTCTGGGGGGCCTCAGGGCCAATGATCGAGAGGCACGCGAAGATCTGACCGGGAATAGTGGTGTAATCTGTTTCAAGAGACATTATACAAATAGTATGTGTCAAAACTTTAAGCCCGGAATAAACCTAAGTATATTACTTAAAACTATGAAACGATCTAAAACCATGACCAAGTTCTCTTATCTAGAGTTACTATGGATTACACGTGATACGAGTGTCATATATTCACTCCTACAGAGAAGTCTATCTTCTCATGAATTTACTTTCAACTTGGATGATGTTGATGGTCGGCGGAATAGTACGAGGGATGAAGAAACGGTCTCTGATTATCTAATTGAGAGACACCCAATGGTGTTTAGAAGAGGAAGATCACGCGATCTTGGTGATATCTGGATGGGTGATTTACCAATTAACATCAAGGTCGTGGAAGACCGACCGACTCAAGCAAACAATCTAGTTGGTTCAACTCACTTTGTCAAGTATGTATTTAGTGACCCGGGATGTACTAATCATGTAGAGATTGGTAAAACTTTGATAAATACACCATCAGATTGTGTATTGAAAAAATATGGACTGATCATTGTTGCGAAAAATACACAACGTGTATGGGTTGGTAATTTCGATCAAATACCCGAGCAGCACATTAGGATTAATCCATCGAATGGAATTCAGATTACATGGCCAAGCGGACATACTGAGAGGTCAAATCAAGAGTATCGAGATCTCATGGAACGCAAGATGGTCGAGCTCATGACAAAGTGGGCGGAGCCGCTTAAAGTTTATGAAACTTTAAAAGCTAATGAGCAAGGAACTGGGACAGTTCTTTACAATTAATGAAGGACTTCAACAGTATGTGTTTGACAATGTGGAGCACCTGGGTGCTCCCCTTCTCGAGCCGTCCTTTGGGGCTGGGCATCTTCTAAAAAAATTCAAAGAACATGACGACAAATACCCCATGAAATGTTTTGAAATTGATTCAACAATTAAACCATGTCTGGATTTAAATGAAAACCAAGAAATCCTATACGGTGATTTTATGAAGTACCCCTTCCACGATGAAAAGTTTAAGACTATTATTGGGAATCCACCATA